GTTTTGAATCCATATGCATTTACTAATGTTAGATTTTTTGCTACAGTACTCATAAATTGACCTACATTAAGTCCGTACTTACGTGCCTCTGCCGCCATACCAGACATACTCTCTAAGGCTGTAGATGTAGACTGACCCAAATCGGCAAAAGCCAAAACTATACTACCAACATCTTTTGCGGCCACACCAGTAGCTTTAGAAAATTCAACGGCAGCAATTACTTCATCCTCTGTCAAACTCAACGCTTTTTGTTGTTGTGTTGCAATTTCTTGTTGGATTGATAAGACATCCTCATATGACGCACCAATCTTAATTGTTTCCATAAACGCAGCAACGGACGATTTTTGTAGTGCATCAGCACTAGCACCAAACATTCCTGAAATGTTCCTAGTGGTTTTTTTGGTGAGGTCTTCTATTTGAGCATATCGAACAGCTAACCTATTCGGACTCAACGCATCTGTGGCAGCACTCTGAAAATCTGTTAGTAAAGTCCCTAAATCTTTGATTGATGGTTGTGATCCTGCCGCGTCTTCTAAGAACATTTTCTTTTTTTACAATAAATACCTGTTTATTGTTTTTGTGCCTTTTCTAAGTCACTGATTAGTTTGTCTATGAAGTACTTCCTTTCAAAGGTTGGCATATTCAAAACTTCGGTATATGAAAAACCTACTAACTTACTTAAGTAAAATATTTCGTCTAAAATATCTTTTCTGTTAGAAATAGAAAGGCCGAAAAAATTCAGCCCCAAACCCTATCGAAACTTCGAGGGTATCTCCTGACGGGGCTGTTACTTTTCTTGTTAAATTTAATCTTGGCTCACACTGAGCAATAAATGTTCTTACGTGTTTTGAATCGGCAATTGGCATTTGGTTGATAAATGCCGAAATATTTTCTCTACTTCTGTCACCATCTATTTCCACAATCATCATTTCCAATCTTTTTGTAACAACAGGAGCTGTCATACCATTTGGGTATGATTTTGTAAGCTTTTCAATTTCTCTTTGATCTGCCATTGTTAGAACCTTACATTTAACACCAACACCTGATTTTGGTAGTTGAGTCGAGAATAAACCTTCTTCATTTGGTTCGTGAATAGGTTTTTCGACATCTAACTCATCCAATCTTACAGTCGCTTCGAAGTCTTTTCCAGTTTTAGGATCTTTGAGTAGAAATGTGTAGTCAGGTCCAAATGCAGTATTTCGTAAGAATATCAAGATTGCTTGAACATCGCCGTCAATCAATTCATCAACATTAAATCCTGGTTCATAAATCTTACTTCTCAAAAGATTTGGAATGATCATATCTGAATTGACTTGACCTATAAGAATGTTTTCATCCTGAGCAGTCAAGTATCCTACTTTAACTGAAGACTTTTTATTTTTATACAATTTACCTTTAGAAGGTAACTCTACCACGTCGTGTGGTAGATTCATATTCATTTGACCGTACTGAGATGATGTATCCATAAAAAAAAATTAACCATAGGGGTTACCTATGGTTAAATATAATACAGACTTATTTTTAATAAAGATTTCTTAGTAAACCAAGATACATCTATCAGGACGAAGTGTTGCTGTGATTGTTGCCAATCCGTCTTCACTATACCCCAAAGAGTCAAAGTTCACGTCAGTCAAGAAAGTTCCCTGAAGAATCCACTTTTCTACCGCAACACCTGTTGGGTCAAGTAGTTCTAAGTCCAAGTCTTTCTTGTAACCTGCAGCATAACCCATACGACCAGTCACAGATTCTGCGTGTAGACGAACCCACTCCATAAGTGCTTGAGCCGCAGATGGACCGATTGGATCACGGAAGGTTACGTTAATTGTGTTCCATACAAATCTACCTGCAACATAGGTAGATGTGTTCAAGAATGGAATTTCAGTAGCACCAATGGTTACTGAAGGTCTTGATGTAGATTCTACATACCAAGAGTTGATACCTAACGATGATGGGAAAGTTAAGATAAACCTGTTCTTTCTTTTAGGTTCGTAAGGTATAGGCATTTTCATTAATAAGTCCGCCATTGTAGTATTTTTTTTTCTTTTATTTGTTTATAAATATTCAGTAAAAAGTTTTTCTATTTACTTTAATTTTCATTTTGTTTATTACTCTATAACTATCCAGATTTTTAAACTTCTAGTTTTTCTCCTCCTTTAGTTAAATAAGTTTTTACTGGTTTTTCTTCTCCATATTCTTTATCTAGAAAACTTTTAATAGATTCTATATTTCTGGGATCATCATCTGAAAAACCAATTTGAGGAACAAAGTTGTTCTTTACGTCATTCTTGAAGAACGCCTTACCCTGATTTAATCTTGTTGACATATTTTTAACATAGTCAATAAATTGTCTCAGGGCTTTGATTTTTCCTTCTTCAGGGTTCGACGCACTACCTTCACCAAAAGTTACAGGATGAAACTTTAACAAGTCCAAATATTGTTGGATCATTTCTTCGTCTGTTGCAGTTTCTTCGTTAGCAAAGTCACGATACTTTTTAAGGTTTCTAACAAGTTCATCTTTATTAATCCCACCGAACCCATTTACGATATAGTTGTAGACACCTTGTTTTAGGGTTTCAGGATTGTGTCCTCTCGCAGTGATAATCGAAAAAATAGATCCCCCGTTGACCGCCTCACGGAAATCATCCCAAGATGGTCCGAGTTTAGCCAACATCGAATCAACAATAAAATTTTTGTCACCCTGTACAGTAAAATTTCTGTAAGGATTGGGTGCGTAACCAATGATTGTTTTACCTTTATACTCAAAAGGTTTTTTTCCAATATCAGATCTGTGTTCTGCAAAATCTTCTGTTGACATACCAACTTCCTCTTCCTTGTCTGTTAACACAACAATTTGAGTTGGCATTATTACGATATTATCGTCCCAGTCAAAAGCATAGTATTTCATATCAGGACTTCCCTCTTCGGTAAATCCTTCCGCCAAGTAACGTTCCGTAAGAACACTTCTAACTGATTTACGTAAAGACATTTCTTACTCGTTAGAATAAAGCTTATCGATTAATCTCTCTAACTGAGCTTCACTGATAACAATATTCTGAGGTTTTTCAGAAAATGTTTTTACACCATTAGAGTCCTTACTTAAAGACTCCAACAAAGTTTTTTTATTAAATTCCATACTAATAAATATTAAAAAGGCAAAAAAGGTGGCCTTTCGACCACCTTTTATTTTTATTATCACACATCTTCGAAAGATGCTCCGGTTGGAGTGATCAAGAATTCGATGTCGATGAATTCAAGAGCTCTTGTTGGTTTAAGATAAATCTTACCCACAAGTTGGTTAGCATCCAAATCTTCAGGTGAACTTGAAACAACTACACGGAAGTCGATCAAACCTCTATCTCTTCTGATTGAGTCAAGAATTGGGTTAACCGAATCCAAGAACTGCTGACGAACTTGGTCGTCATTTTGTTCGAATAGTAATCTCACTGCCACCGCAGATATCAATTTACGAGCTTGTAGAAGTAATCTTCTTACGTTGATTCTATCAAGTGCAGATTCTCTAATTTGAGTAGTTTTGTTACCCCAAATTACCGTACCAACATCAGAGAAGGTTGCAATTGGATTAATTCTACCAACATATAGAGTATCTCTATCTTCTTGAGTTAGTTTCTTACGTGCTTTAACTGCATTTACCAAACCTCTTGTGTAACCCGCAGTTGCGAACCAAGGGAATGCGATGTTATCGGTCAAAGCCAAGTTTCTTACCACTTCAGAAGTTGGTGGGATGTAGATTTGTGTGTTGTTAACACCATCTCTTACCAAAATCCAAGGGTAGTAAGTTGCAGTGTAGTTTGAATCAATTCCTGACTCTTCCAAACTATCCACAATTTCTTGTGGGTAAATGAAGTCACCATCAAAATTGTTTGTATTTGGTACAAACATATTGTAGTCAGGTGCTGTCATAATGTAGATCGAGTCAGCTCTGTCCTGTTCAACGATATCAATAGCATTTTCAACCAAGTTAGAGTTGTTGATGAAATCAATACCAGGTGTAACAAACACGTTAATGTCAACCGCCTCAGGGTTTGCAAATGTCTGTTGACCCCACAAGTATGCGTAGAAGTCAGAGTTTGCCCACTCCTGTTGATCGGGACCCGTAATTTGTTTGAATGCTCCCCATCCAGTTGCGTCAGGATAAGAAGGACTGTATTGTGCATTAATCAAGTAACCTGTATTACCTAAAGTGAAAGAGTCATTGTTAGAACGATATTCACGATAGATATCCCATCCGTCAAAACCACTCTGAGCAAGTAAAGTGAACTTTCTTGAGTATAAGTAGTAGTAAGGGTTAGACTGACTTGTTGGGTCAGCTTGGAACGATGCAACACCACAATCAAATGCAGTTTCGCCCGAGTTAACATAAGCTCCCTGAATCGTAACAACCGTAGCCCCTGAGTCCATATGGAAACCTTTGGTGATGTACGGCCAAGGTTGTGTTGTTGGTGTTGAGTTAAGAATCTGTTGACCTTTGTAGTCGTAGAATGAAGGGTCAATACCAACCGAAGTAGATATACCCAAGAATGCTCTTCTTACCTTGTCACCTGAACTTCTAATAGCATTGTCAGTACCTAGTGGGGTACCAAAAGGTGGATTAGCAATAATTTGCCCCGGTGTGTAGTATTGAGTCTTATAGATTGGGAACGGAGGTGTTAGTCCTGCATATTCTCTCATATTGTAACCTTCAAATCCACAAGGTAATGCATCTACAGGTGCTTCCTCATCCATTTCAACCATAATGTATTTTGATTGAAGTAGGAATTCACCATTAGAAGAACCAATCTTCTTAGCCACGAAGCTGTTAGCAGCTGGGTTCAATGTACAGTTTGTAAATTTCTCAATAACGACAGGGTTTTGATCTGTATCAAAGAAATCTCTTACAATAACATCAAATGTTCCATTTCCAAAAGAGATGTTACCGATAGAAATTTTGACTTGTGCATTTGCAGCACTACCATCAGATACCAAGATAAACTTGAACAATCGGTATACGATGTTACCACGAAGTTCAGAAACCAAGTATGGTGTTTCAGGAGTTTGGTATTGTTGTAAGTAATAAGCAATTGACGATGAGTCAGTGAATCCACGTGCTTCTCCAAGACCTAACAAGTTTGCTGACAATCCACGAATCTGTCCCTGATTATATCCATTAACCAATAAAGAGTTAAATACTTCCTCAACGAATAGAGGTACTTCATTTCTTGGTTTTCCAAAGTTAGAACCACCAAATACTTTGGTTAGGTAATTAGAATCCGCCAAATTCATTGAAGTTTCAAAAGTGAATGCCTCACCTTCAACAGTATTACCTGAGATAACAAAAGTTTCAAATGGATTCAAAGAAATACCACTGTAAGCACCTGATCCGATCATTGTCACTTGAGAAGTACCTGAAACAGTGTAAACAGGACCACCACTTGTGTTTGTGTTAATGCCTCTTGAACGTAGAGTTGCAACAACTACATTATCATAGGTTGGGTAAGTTTGACCTGAGAAATCATTTACATAGGTTTCCATAGTACCACTATATTCACCACCACCTAAGCTAACGATGTCAGTTAATACTGCACCTAAACTGTAACCTGTGTATGAACTTGGAGAACCTGTTTGATAATCAAACGTACCATACCACCAAACATCATTCGTGTTTGCCGATAATGTCATATCTTCAAAGATGTAATTATCAACATCAAAGTATTCTGTAACACCACTAACAGTGTTAATTGAACCTCCTGTTAATGTATTGAAATCTCCACCATCCAAAGCACCCCACAAATATGCGGTTGTACCTGAATTAACTGCTGAGTTTGCAAATAAACTAATCTCGTTCAACACAGAAGTTGTGAAGTCAGCATCAATAGAAGATTCATTACCGTTATATTGCGTATAAGGATTGTACCAATCATTTTGAACGTCTGTTGGAAGGTTCGAAATATCTAAAGAAGATGTTGATCCGGTTGACCCTGTGAAGTAAACCTCAAAAGGACCAGATACTCCTAACAACTCAACGGTTGATGGGTTTAAGTTACCGATGGTTGAAATTGTCCAAGAAGGACCCGCATCGTAACCAGAAAGACCAAGTACTCTTGTTACGAATAATTGGTTAGATTGCTGAAGATAAGCCTTAGCTATATAGGCTGCTTCGTATTTTGGGATCTGAGTATTAACAAATTTCTGTGGAAGTGTACCACCGAAGATTGCTGTAAACTCGTCAAAATTTGTTATGAATATTGGTTCAAAAGCGGGTCCTTGTAAAGTTTCACCAACGATACCTAAGGTTGTTACACCGACGCTTTGTGCCACAAAACTCAAGTCTCTTTCAGAAGTGTATACTCCAGGAGAGACAAATACTTTGTTTGATGTTGCCATTTAAATTGCGTGTTACAGAATTTTATTTAAACATAAATATTCAGTTTTTTCCAAAAGGATTTATGCTATATTCCATATTTATTGGAAAAGCGCCTATTTTTCTGCCTTTTTTATCTTTGTTATGGAACCTATCAAAAACATTAAAATATCTGAATCTACTCACAAACTATTAAAGAATTACTGCAATAAAAGAGGATATAAGATTCACAAGTATTTGGAACTACTAATACAGGAAAATTGTAAAGAAGAAAAAGATATCTACGGGGAAGGTTAAAGTAGGAATGCCCTTACCTCAATATTGGCGTACTGATCAGGTATTGATTTGACCACTTCAATTCTAACCAAGTCACCACTTGTTACCTGTATGTTGTATATATCATCACCAACATACAAGTCATTAAAATATACCGAAAACGATTCAACATTGTTTGTGTTATTCACAATAAGATTTGCAGTGTATCTAAATGTTTCACTTATTGATGTAGTATCACCCGAATACCTAAAGTCCAAATCAAAGTTGTCAGGACGTGGTGGTTGACCCTTTGCTCTTCTTGCTCCTGTTCTTGACGCAACCTCGACCATAGTAAACGCACGAGTGATACCTGGTGCTACTTCAAATTCCTCCTCATCAATCAAAAATCCTAACATTGTAAATGTATAGGTTTGAACATAATACTTTCTCTTATCAACCGACATTTCAGACTCATCACTAACATTATCCAAAATGATCGGAACGTAGTGTCCCTTGATAAATGTGTAGGCTTGTCTTGATGCAAACGTTTGCATTATATTTTTGTTGAAGGAATTCAGTTCCCTCATTCTGTTACAAACAATTTTCACGTTGTAGACAATATCAACAGGAACTGGTTGAGGTATCTTATAGATGTCAACCCCCTTTCTTGTTCCGTCCCAAGTAGGAACTTTGGCATAAATGAATTCTTTTCTATTTGGAATGTTGTAGAACAAAGCAGGATTACTTCCGTATTTCACCTCAGGTTGTCTAACGGTGGTGATAAACGGAGGAAGAACGTTTCCGTTCAAATCCTGAAAGTTCCAAGTCTCTGTAAACTGAGCCCAGTTCTGTGTGGTTATGATAAGGTCGATCGCAGGAACCACCTTACCATCGCTATATAATTTTAGTTCGTCACGAACAAAATCCAACATCCCCCTGTCTAAGTCTGCGTGTAGAACACTTTTTGGCAAATAGGTTCCGTCCTTTTGGATGTATTCCAAAAGTTGTTCCCTTCTTGGGTATAGTTCCTTTTTTGGAACAAGGGGTAGAGTTGGTTTTATTTTTTTAGGTACTGCCATTAGAATCCGTCAAATTCAGTTGCACTTACAGGGGTTGCCGTGTAAGAGTAATAGAAAGATTTATAACCTCCATAGGTGTGTCTGTTGTCGTAGTCAGGAGTTGCCGCATCAATAACAGAATAGAACCTCATTTCGTTTTCGTTAATCCAATAGCCAATATAATCACCAAGTTTGATGTTGATCTTCAATTCCTCAAGTTCTTTGTGGTATACGGAAAAGGTCATATTACCAGGTTCGTTCTGAAGAATTCTTGATCCGTTGATAAAATCATTGGTTGCTTCTGCAATTTTTACATACGCCTTGAATTCTATTGGTGCGTTATATTGAACACCATCTGCAGTAACTTCACCATAAACATCATCCTTTATTGTTCGTGCACTATCAACAGAATACAACACCAAAGTGAAATTCATATCACCATTAAGCCATTCACGACCCATAGAGATATCCAAGTTATAGTCTTCACCACCGAAGAATTTATTTAAACGAGTAATTGGATTTTTACGATTTACGCTCATATTGATAAATATTGACAAATCAATTATATTTCATTAAGTAAATTTTGTGGAACAAGACTTAAACACAATATCACATATTCCTGAGGTTAGGGCTCATCGTATTTTGGAAACATACGAGGGGTCTAACAATTATATACTTCTGCTCAAGAAAAAATTATTAACCAACAAAAACTTTAAGATCACAAGAAGTCAGTGTGACTACGTAATAGATTATCACGAGGTGATCCCAAAGGTTGCACGTAAGTGGGTTGACCTTGACACATACTTCTCAAAGAAGATGATGGAGGACAAACTCTACACCAAAGAACCAAAGAAAGTATATATTGAAAAGTTGTTGTTGGAGAAGGATAAGTCTTACCACATTTGGGGTAAGATATTTGAATCCGAAGAACTCCACGATTTTTGGTTACCCAAAAGTGCAATACCCGCAAACAGAGAACGCAAAGTAGAAATTGACTATTCGAAATATTCGCAACGACCACCCTTGAGTCACCAAAAAGAGGCAATCGAAAAACTTGTTGGAAATGACAAGTTTATTTTGGCAGATGATATGGGTCTCGGAAAAACAACATCAGCAGTGATTGCATCATTAGAGGCAAATCTAAAAAAAGTTTTAATCGTATGTCCCGCTTCTTTGAAGATTAATTGGAAAAGAGAAATTGCTAACTACACCGATAGGAGTGTATCCATCATTGAGGGTAAAATTTGGGAGTCTGCAGATTTTGTCATCATCAACTATGACATTCTTAAAAACTTCCACGATCCACAAGACAGAAAAAACTCTGTTATCTTGAATGAAAAGTTTGATTTAATCGTTGCCGATGAAGCCCACTACATCCAAAACACACAAGCATCAAGAACAAAGATTGCAAACGACATTATCAACAAAGTCGGAAAGGTTTGGTTATTGACGGGTACTCCGATGACCTCAAGGCCGATGAACTACTACAACCTTCTTAACTTGGTTGAGTCACCAGTTGCATTTAACTGGATGGGTTACGTGAGA